CGTGGGCGCACCAGCAAGGTGGAAGAAATCGTTAGCGACGACGGCATTCTCGTCGTGGTGGTGATGCATGGCTGATCCACTGAGGAATCCGCCCATCATCACTACGGCCTCGCGTACCTGGTCGCTGATCAACGCGCTGCAGTCGCAGCTCGCCGCCATCCGCGTGGTCAACGGTTACCTCACCGACCTCGGCACTAACATCTGGACCACCGATAGCCAGCGCACCGATGCGCTCGGTTTGATGATCTACAGCGAAAGCATCACCGGCACGGGCCTCGATCGCGAGCGTCCGGGCAAGCCGGTACGTGATTTCACCATCTTGCTGGAATGCGCCATCGGCACCGATCTGGACGATGCGCAACAGCAGATCCACAGCGTCATTGAAGATATCGACAGCTGCCTGGCGACGTTCGCCAAGCAGCCAACGGCCCTGAACGCCCTGCAATGCACCGCGATGCACGTGGCGGATATCGCTATCCTCGATCGGCCCGAAGGTGCGCCGGTGATCGCCGCACAGGCGCGCATCGTGGCGAGGTATTTTCGATGAGCCGTTACACCCGCCTTGCCGTGGAGCTGACCGGCGCACTCGACGCCATGCACGACATGCAGCAGATCCCTGCACGCATCCTGCTGGCACAGAAACGCGCGATCGGCACCGTACAGCGCAAGCTGCCCACCGAGGCCAAACGCGATATCGGCGCGGAGTACAACCTGCTCGCCGGACGCATCGCCGATGGGCTCAGCGCACGCATCACCGGTGACGGCATCAGCCTGGTGGGCAAGTCGCGCGGCATCAACGCCATACAGTTCGGCGCCACGTGGAGCCGGATCAAGGGCAGCGGCCTGGTTGCCACCAGCAGTCGCCGCCACTTCACCGCCATTCGCTACCGCGGCAGGTTGCGCGGCGAGTCGGCGCTGGGCGCCAAATTCGCCATCAAGCGCGGCGCCCCGCCCGAGGTGCATGCGGGCAGCTTCATCGCGCGCGGAAAAAACGGCGCGCTGCTGGTGTTCGAGCGTGGTGGTAAAGGCGCTGTGTTGACAAAAAATGGCACGTTCCCGCGCCTGCCTCTTAGCGGCGTCTACGGCCCCAGCGTCGGCCAGATGCTCAAGCACGGCCGTCGCCCCGAGCGCCTGGTGGACTTCGCCATCCGCACCCTGCAGAGCGAGCAGGTGCGCCTGCTTGGGAGCACCCCATGAAAGTCACCTTGAACAAACCGCACACGCACGCTGGTGTCGATCACCCCGCCGGTGCCGTGATCAACGTTACGCACACCGATGCCGAGTGGCTGATCGCCGCCGACGTCATCAGCCCACCTAACGCCTCGCCACGCGGCGACACCGACACGACCACCGGAGCGCACGACCATGCAGAATCCTGAAACCTATTACTACGGCCAAGGCCGCGTCTCCATTGCCTTGCGCGATGCCATCACCGGTGCCCTCGGCAAATGGCGCTGGATTGGCGACGTCAGCGCGCTGAGCATCAAGCTGAGCGTGGACAAGGTGCAGCACAGCGAAAGCTATAGCGGGCAGCTTGGGCTGGCGCGATCGTTTCCGGCCAAGAAAACCGCCACGCTCGATATGACGGTAAACCAGATCGACACCGACAATCTGCAGTTGGGCCTGTTCGGTACCGTACTGGCGAAGGCTGGCGGCACCGCCGCTGCGGAAGCTCTGCCGGCTGGCTTGGTTGCTGGCGACGTGTTCTACCTCGCCAACCCCGGCGTGGCCAGTGTGGTGATCACCGACAGTACCGCCACTCCGAAAGCGCTGGTGCCGGGCACCGACTACGTGGTGGAAGATGCCAGCTTTGGTCGCTGCCGTCTGGTCAGCGTCGGCACCTATACGCAGCCGTTCAAAGCCGCTTATATCTATGGCGCCACCAAGTCGGTCGGGATGTTCACCGCCGCCCAGCCGAACGTGGCCGTGCGCTATGAGGGCATCAACCTGGCCGAGGGCAACGCGCCGGTGCTGGTGGACCTGTACAAGGTCGCCACCGATCCGTTGCAGGAACTGGCGCTGATCAGCTCGGGCAACGACGTCACCGGCATGCAGGTGAGCGGCGGCATTCTGCTCGACAGTAGTAAGCCGGCCACGGGGCCGCTGGGCCAGTACGGCGCGATCTCGCAGATCACGCAGGCCGTGTCGCCCTGATGACCATGGCGACCGATAACACCGATGGCGCACAGGACGCTGCCATCCTGCTGCCGGAGCGCCACGACACCATCGCCGGCACGGCGGTGGTGATGCGTGAATACAGCTTCGCCGAAAGCCTGCGGCACTTCGCACTGATCGCCGCGCTCACCGATGCCATGACCGGCGTCGCACTGAATCGCGACTTTCACGACTTCGATTCGTTGCGTGCCGCTTTCGGCGACAACGCCGACGGCGTGATGGCGCTGATCGCGATCGCCTGCGATCAGCCGCTGACGTGGGTGCGTGGGTTGAGTGCCGACGATGGCGAAGCGTTGCACATGCTGTGGTGGGGAGTGAACGCGGATTTTTTTCTGCGTCGCGTCCTGCTCAGCGTCAGGCTGCGAAAGGTGCGCGAACTGGCTGGGCTGACATCTTCGCCACCCTCACCGCCGCCGGGCACGACGCGCGAAGCCTCACCGGATACACCCAGCGACAGCTGATGCTGTTCTACGACGCGACGCTGCGTAAAGAGCGTCGTGATCGCCGGGCACGCGTCAAGGATATGGCGGCCGCTCATGTCGGCGGTAAAGCAGCCAGTGAATACATCGCGCACTTGAAGGATTGAATTACCCGCATGGCCGTCCAAGATTACGAGTTGTTACTGCGCGTCCGGGCGGACCTGATGGAGGCCGTCAAGGGCATGGACGGCCTTTCAACCAGCATCGGCGGCGCCAAGGCCGCCAGCGATGCCGTGGGCGAAAGCGCGGATCAGGCCAGCGCCCGCATCCAGAAGATGGTGCAGGCCACCAGCCAGCAGGTGCAGGTGCAGGAGTCGGCGCGATCGCAGGCCGAGCGTGCGGCAGAAACCGCGCGTAACACCATCAAGAACTATGACGATCAGGCCGCTGCGGCAAAGCGTGCCAGCGATGCGCTGGCGTCTTACCGTTCGCGCATGGCCACCAGCGCTGGCACCGGTGGTGCGGCTGCCGGCATTGCTGCCGAACGCATGGAAATGGCGAAGCTCGCCGAGCAGATCGACCCGACCCTAAAGGCGCTGGCCAAGCTCGACGCGCAAGAGCAATCGCTAAACGCCATGCGCAAGGCTGGCGTGGTTGGCATCGACGATTACACCCGCTTTAAGTCCGTGATCGACCAGAACCGTGTGGCCATCACTGGTGCCGGCACGGCCATGCACACGTTCAACTTCAACACGTCGCAGACGCGCATCGAAATGGGGCGGTTGATCAAGGATCTGTCGACCGGTCAGTGGGACCGGCTCGGGCAGACCAGCATGACACTGGCCAGCCAAGCCGGCCTGATGTCGGTGTTATTCAGTCCGCTGGGCCTGGCCATCGGCGCGGTGGTCGGCTCGCTCGGTGCGTTCGTCCTGGCGGCCGAGCAGGTGGCCACGGAAAACGACAAGCTCAACCAGTCGATTGCGGCCACCGGCAACACTGCCGGCACCACCACCGGACAGATCGACAAGCTGGCCAGCGGCATCACCACTGCCAATGGCAGCATCAGCACCTCGCGTGCCGTACTCAACCAACTGGTGGCCAGCGGCAAGGTCGGCAGTCAAGCATTGGGTGCGATGGGGCAGGCGGCGGTGGACATGGCTGCGCTCACCGGGCAGAGCGCGGACAAGGCTACGGCCGAAGTGCTCACCCTGTTTGACGGCACTGCCGCCAGTGCGATCAAGGCAAACGAGCAATACCATTTCCTCACCACCAGCATCTATGACCAGATCAAGGCGCTGGAGGAAGAAGGCGACACGCAGGCCGCCATGGACGTGGCGGCCGAGGCATTCCACCGTGCCGCGCAAGAACGCATCGAGCAGATGGATGCCCAGCTGTCCGGGCTGGCAGCGATGTGGGACAAGGTAAAAAAGTCGGCCGGCGGTGCGTGGGAGCAAATGAAAACCGGCGCGTCGTTGATGCTGGGCACCGCCGACGATCAGACCACGTTGTACGCGATGCTCGGCAAAAAAATGACCGCGCAGGAGGGTGGCACCAACAACGTCGGTGGCGTGCTTGCCAGCATCGGTGGTGCAGGGTCGGGGCTGACGCCGCTGCTCAACACGGCCTTGTCTAAGGTGCCGGGCACGCGAGCGACGTGGAGCGATAGCGACGAGGCCGAGCTAAAGGCGCTGCAGGCCAAGATCGACAAGGCCCAGCAGGATGCGGACGATGCGGCCACGCGCAACCAGCTCAACGACAAAGCCGTCACCGCGGATGCGGGCCTCGATCGCTTGGCGACCAGCGTCGACAAGGCGTATGCCAAAAAGGAAAAGATCAAGGAACTCAATAAATACTTTGAGGATCTGTGGGCCGGTGCCGATCCGAACAACGCCAAGCTCAACGGCGTGCAGCGCATCGTCGGTGCCGATGGGAGCGCCAGTTTCACCGGCGGTCTGTACGACACGCTCATGGCCGATATCGACAAGAAACCCAAGGCCAAGAGCGATGCCGCGCAGCAGAAAGCGGCGGCAGCGGCGCAGGCCAATCTGATCAAGCTGCTGGGCGACGAACAGGGCGCGCTCGATCCGGTGGCCAAGGTGTGGGCCACGTACAACGACGAAGTGACCAAGGCCAACGATCTGGCGGCCAAGGCCAAGACCGCCAAGGGCGCCGACGTCGTGGCGATCAATGCACAACGCGATGCGCTGATCCAGCTCTATGGCGCTGTCCGCGATGCCGCGCTGGACACCATCGCGAACAAGGATCGCGAGGCATTCGTCAAGCTGCGCGACAGTCTGAAAGACGTCAACGGTGTGGACTTCGGCAAAGCGCTCGCGCAGCTCAAGCAACTGAACGACGAGCTGAAAAAGGGCACGATCACCGCGCAAGAATACAAA